GCTATGGCTATCGGGGCAGCATTTATTTTTAAACTATCGTCAATGTAGTCAACGTCTTGACCTCTATCAAAAGTTATATTTGTGGAGATGAAAATATCTACTTCTGTTGCTGATACAGCTTTAATAATATAATCACCGTATTTAGCGTCTGGTTCTCCGACAGCGGGAATAAATTGAACTGCTGAAATTCCGTTGGTGGCATTTATAACAGAAGTCCCCAGAGCATTCGCAGCTGCGGTTATTGTGGCAACCGTTGATGCGGTAGTTACTGATGTGGGTTTCTTCCCTAGGAACAGTTCAAATGCCCAATCTGGATATTCCCTTGCGGTAATTGTCATTTCAGAGGAAATTAATCCGACCTCGCTGTCCCACGGATACCTTGAGGAGCCTCCGTTTAAATCAATCAACTCAGGGGAAAGAGATAAGGTAGAACCACCTAAGACTCTCATGGTCCCATATATTTCTTTGGTTACTTTATTATACGGGGTTATTTGCGAAATCCCAAAAATTGACCTTGGGTTACTTAGGGCCATAAACTATCCTCCATGAAACCGTTAGTTAAACTAAGTACATTTTATTCTATTTATCCTGATTTGCAATGCTGTCTTTAGGAATAAATGCCCCATTTGGACCTCTATCTCTTGGGTTAAGTTTATTCCACTCGGATATTTTTTTCTTTGTTTCTTCAGATAGCTTCCTTCCAAGATTCCTTTTCCTTAAATCTTCGCAGAACTTCTGACTTCTTTTCTTTCCTTTAGTTTTTGATATTCTTTTTTCGATAGTCTCTTTTGATTGCTTCAATCCAGTCAGGCCTTTTGAAACCCTTAACCTAGTTTCTTCAGATAAAACTTTTCCTTTATGCTTAAGCCCTATTTTTCTTCTGTGTTCTGGTGAGAAGTACCTATTCCTTAATTTTTCAATACTTTCCTCAGATAAAACCTTACCTTTGTTTCCTTCTGATATTTTTTCCTTATGCTCATCAGACAGTGGCCTACCTCTTATTTTAGACCTAGATTTTTCAATAGCTTCTAAAGGCATCTTAAACCCAGAAGGACTTTTACCTCCTGGTTTTTCATTATATTCTGGCCTTAAGATGGCAATGTAATTTATTTCCAATCGCTCCAATAATTCTTCACTTAATATATCTTTGTGGATTATGCTCCATTCGAAATTATCAATACCCCATTTACGTAAGCCTCTATGAAAATGATTTTTACAGCCTTTTTTTGCAGAATGTTTGTGGCCAGAAACCCTTACAGACAAGGAATTGACCGTGGCCCCCACATATTTCTTTTTGTTTATTTTATTTATAGCTTGGTATATTATTCCATTAATCATTTGGGTTATATACCAAATATTCTACTAGGTGGATACTACCTATATAAATTTTATATGGTTTAAAAAGGCGCAGTAATCTCGAATTCAAGGCCTATTCCCTTATGGAAATTTCCTGTATTGGAATCTTGAAAAGTAATCGGACCTGTTCCAGTAAGGTCTGGCTTGAAGGTATCAAATTCTTTTAGGACAACTTGTTTAATCGCCCTGCTATATCTCAGTAATCTCTTAGGTATGTTGTCAACATTCTGAGAAGATATTGCCAGTACAATAAATAAAGAAGTCCTTGATGCAGAACTTCTCCCGGCAGAGGTTATTGCCTCAGCGCTGATGCCGTGAATAATATACGGGTCATAGTTTATCGTTTCATCGTTTAATTGCTGGACAAAGATAGCGGCATTATCGACTGGCAATAAGACCACAGCATCTGCCTTTTCGGTGTTTATAAGTCCTATTTCAGCGTTTAGACGGGTCTTTAAAGCAGCATCCATTCCATATAATATTTGCTCGGTGTCAATCATTCTTTCCTCATCTTATCGTAACAGGATTTACACATCCACACTCCGTGAAATTTTACCAGCTTCACATACATGAAGCCACATAGTTCACAAGTTTTTTCTATTAGAGTTATTTTACGCTTTCGTTTGGCCATTTACTATCCAACTGACAAGAATATCCTGCCACCTTTTTATTCTTTCATTAGTAGGTTTGTCTAAAGAACTTTTAGAAAAGATTTGTTCTATCCCATATACAATTAAAGGTCTCTTGGCGTGGAAATATTTAGCATAAGGAACTTTAGTCCCTAATATCAAAGATTGCTTGCTGACTATTTGACCTATTGACTCCTGACCTTCTGGCGGAGTTATTGACGCTAACAACCTTCCACTAAACAATGCCATCGGATAAACAAATCCCACCATTCTTTGTTTCGATATTTTATATTTCGGAGATAAATCTTCCCAGATAGGAGGAGGACTTCTCATAGAGTAAAATGCATTATTACCTTGGAACCATTCATCTTTAATTATTGTTAGAGGGACAGTTAAATCACCAGTTCGTTTAAATGCCTCATTCATTAATGCCTCAAGCCCTGTCATATCGACAGATACTTTCATCACCATTGAATTTTATCCTTATCAAAGACGCAGGGAATATTCTCACTGACATTGCTCCACACTCCACCGATGCCAGTTGTTACTCCAATTATAAGAATAGCATCTGAAAGAAGAAGCTCCATCTCAACTAATGATTCTAAAAGTTCATAGGCCTTCTTACAATCTTCTCCAACTTGGTCTTGAGTAGCAGGAGGCAAATCTTTTACTTGGAGAGTTTTCTTTACCCTACAAGACACCAGCATGATTGCTATCTTTTTAACAATCTTTAGCGATTGAGTTCCAGTTATTGGGACAGTATAAACTTTGCTAAGGTAAGAATCTATAACTGCGGATTCTTGGTCGCACCATTCTGTAATTGTAGTAGATAATATTCCGCCCGGAGTATCCCATAATATATTTTTAAACTCTATTTTAACGTCAGCTTCAGTACAATATGCCATAGCTTAATCCTCTAGGTCGCAACAATTAAGACAGACCAACTCTCCGTCCATCTCAATAAGAATACCTCCACAATAATCACACATCAATCATCCTTATCCCTAGTGCTTATTTCCCACCAAAACATTATATGAATAAAGGCAATAAATATTAATATCCACCAGCACCAACTCATATTATCCCTCGGTCATATTCGGCATTTTCTATAAACTGCCATACTTTATTTGCTCTTCCATTTAATATTAATTCTCTAGGAGATACATTTCCAAAATGGGGATTAGGCACATCCATCCAAGCTATAACCCTATCCCTGTCCCGGAAATAAGTCTTATCCAGATATTTTATCAGGATAATTACTAAGAGATGCCTGTCTTTGTTTAGCCCTACCACTTCTCCCATAGCTAAATTGTAGAATGGAAATAAAAAAAAATCCCCACTTTTTACATGGGGACTTCTCATTTTGGAGCAAAAAATGAATTCGTAATATTATGCTATCGCATTCATTATTCTATATCCAGCACTTGGCATAGTAATAAAGAATTGAAATTCATCATCAACTAAAATGGCGGTGGTATCCGGTGGGTTCATTACCTGATACTTGAATACTCTCCTTGGTGATGTTCCGGATTTTTGCAATCTATATCCGACCGATGCTTGGAAAGGTGCTGCACTAGGTGGAGCATATCCCATAATTACATTCTTACCCCAGATAGGAACAAACACTGATGGTTGTCCTTCTTTGGCAGAATCATAATTAGCGGTGGGAACATAAATGTTCATAATATCAAATGCCATTGCAATTTCCTGAGAAGATAATCCTCCAGGTCTTGCAAAATTAAACCCTAGATTGTCTAACAATTTTGGATGGTATTTTAAAGTATTTGCCACAGACCAATCCATAATCATAAAGTTAGGTAGCACACCTGTATTTAATTTAATTGCCATCTTTGCAGCATTAATATCCGCAATAGGATTTGAATTGGCGTAATCATTCCATTGGTTCACGCCAGCCAAGGTAGTTCCTTGTGGAATAATGGCAGGGTTCGATAACGATTGAGATAGGGAAACTTCTTTCATAATCACTAGGAGAGAAGTTAATCCTGCGGTTAAATCTCGTTCCGCTTCGAAGGGAGCATCGTAATTTGCCCTATCTCTGGAAGAAACAAACCCCTCAAGACCATATGAGCCGATATTATATGGAGTCATGTTGGTTGTGATGGGGTTTACATTTTTATATTTACCAAGTCCGCCAGCTACCATCATTTCTAATTTCAAATGATTGTTGCCATAAGAACCCAGCATCCCGGAATATTGAGCAGGAGATATTACGGGTAATATTAACTCACTGACAAACCCCGTTGACTGATAGGCATTGGACACATTCGATAGAAGTTTATCTACCTGTGCTTTCATTAAGCTCATCGAGTACCTCCCTCAGTCATTTTTTTAACTGGCTTTGTTGGTTTCTTAGTGGAAAGTTTCTTTTTTGTTTTACCCATATAAATTATTTCCTTATTTTAATAATTGAACTTCAATAATATCATTGGCTGCGGTTGATGCCTCAAGAACTATGGCAGCAGCAGTAGCTTGTACACCCACAGCACCTACTCCGGCAGCGGCAGAAATAACAAAACTCATTACTGGAAGGGCAGCACCTACTTTTAATTTAGCACCACCGCCAATAACTACTTCTTGTGATTGTCCAACAGCAGTAGATTCACTATAGGTTATCCCTAGAGGAAATTCACCGGCCCCACAAATCCCTATGGAGTCATTGTCGATTAGTTTAACAAAGACATTTGCTGGGATTGCAGCGTTTGAATAGTAAGTATATATGTTAGGTTTTGTAAAAGTTGCCATTTATATTCTCCTTAATTAAAAATTTCATTGTATTTACGAGCAAGGGCCGGCTTCTCTTTAAGGACGTGCACGATAGCTTCAGATAAAGTAAGTTTGCTATCATCCTTAACCTTTGCTTTTGCCAATTCAATTACCTCATCTTGAACGTCACCAACTTTTTCTTTACCGTCATCAGTGAAGTTAGTTGAATGAGGAGTTAGATTAGGCTTTT